CAATGCTTCAACGTGATGTTTTTGAACTGAATAACCTACACCTGTTCCACCCAAAAGTAAGAACATGATTTCGGAAAATATTCTCCAATCATCAATCGGTGCAAATGCACAATTGTAAATTCTATTTGGAGACATTTCAATTGGTTTACCTGCAAATTGCATTGAACGCATTGATGGTAATACCTTTTTATCGTATACGAATTTGTAATTATCTCTAATCTCTTGTTCTAATTGTGGATACTTTTTAATATGCATTTCCATATTTCTCGTAACCAATTCCTCCCATGTCTCTCTCCTTTGTAATTCGGGTCTGTATTTTGCGTACTTCATATAAACCGTAATTTCTGAAAGGATTTTGTTTGAAATGTCCATTTTGTTTGTAAATTTTTTAATTTTAGTTAGTAAATATTTTTCCCTAAAAAGTGGGAAATGTAAAGATATATATGGACTACACTACTGTTATACCCCATTTTCTTTAGTTAATTTTAGGTTTTTTTCAAAAATATTTATTAACACTTTTTTTAATTTTTTAATACTTATCCCATATTCTCCACATATTTCTTATGTAGGAGTTTTTTCTCTAATCCTTCACCACTTTTACTATCTCTGGTCGATGCCATACCATCTACCGATGTTGCCGCAAACACATCCATTGTACCTGTAAAGGTGTCAATTTTTGCAGGAAATGTTAAACCATCAGGACCGAATCTATTTTTGACAATGTGAATACGACCTGTGTTCGATAACTTATCCTTTGTTTTTCTACTAACTGACATAATGAAATCTGCGGTTTGAACTTTCTTATAAGAATCACCAACCGAATCTGCTCCAATAACTTCGTGGTCTATTGCTGCTCTATTGGTCTGTGTTGCTGTCCAAATCGGGATAAGTGTTTCACCACTCAAACCTCTTAACTCCTCATATATCCCACCTAATTCAGCATAAAGACCATCCCTGTTACCATTTCCACTCTTTAATAAATCAGCGTAGTCAATAATGATAAGTTTTGGTTTGAATCCGGTTTGTTTTATCTTTTCAATGTGAGCTGCAATTGTTTTAGCAGATGCAAATTGTGGTGGATAATACTTAATACGAACTCTACCTGGAACTTGTTTTACCTTTCTGATAATCTCATCTTTTCTTTCCTTTTGGTCGGTTGTTGGTATACCTGTTAAGATTGTGATATATCTTTGTCCTACATAACTTTCTGATAATTCTAAAGTATAATGTATTACATCAATACCTTTTTCCAAAGCAGAACATGCTATTTTAGATAAGAACCAACTTTTACCGATACCCGATGGAGCCATTACTACACCTAATTCACCGGGACCTAAACCACCATCCATAAGTTCATCTATTACTGACCAACCCGTAGGACACGAATCTCTTTTGACATTCTCTAGTATAGTTTCAAAATCTTCAATAAAATCTAAACCCAAATCAGACTCAACACCCACTTTGGATGCTTTCATCATTGTATCTATAATTTGTTCGTATTGTCCGTTTTTGAGTAAGTCTACTGATTTGAATAGAGCTTCTTTAACTTTTTGATTTTTACAAAATGTTAGATACTCCTTTTTTACATAAGGCATATCCTCTGCACCAACCTGTAAGTAAACATTCTTCAATTGTTCTACTACAGTTAATTTCAATCCTTTGTCCTCTATTCCACCAACTTTAATCTTAAACACTTCCATTGTCGGAACTGTTCTATACTCATCAAAGTAATGTTGGACTTCACCTATAATCCATTGGTTTGCTTGAGATTCAAAAAATGCAGGTTTAGTAATTTCACCAACTTGTTCTAAAAATTTTACATCCGTGATAAGTGCAGCTACAACTTTAGATTGATAACCCTGGCCATATTTGACTAGTGTATCTACTTCTTGCATTACTTATCTTTTTTCTTTTTGTTTAATTGCTTTTCTGCGATTGTTTGTTCTTGTACTTCTACAATAACTTCTTCTACTACTTTTTTAGCTGGTCTTCTATCTGCTTTCCACTCCGACTTTGGAATAAACTTCCATTCACTCGTTGCGTTGTAAGCTTCTCTATCACTTACTCTAATAATGTTTCCTGTTTTACTACTTTTAAGACACTTCATTGTTTACCTCCATGTTTTTATGTTATCTAATAACCATTAATAATTCCGATTCTCTTAATAGAAGGTATTTGTTACCACCTACTTTAATTTCTACTCCTTGATGATATGGTGGAAGGATTACTTCGTCACCTACTTTTACACTCATTGGAATTGCTACTCCTGATTGTGTGAATAATCCATCACCAACTGCGTCTACTCTTGCTCTTTTTACATCTTCTGATTTTGCACTATCTGGGATAATGATACCACCGGCAGTTTTTGATTCTTCTTTGGGGTCTAATTCTGTTAGAAGAACTCTATCTCCTAATGGTTTTGCTAATTTGTCTGTTGCCATAACTTTTTGTTTTTAAAATTTTGCTATATGTGAAAATGTTGATTGTAACCAGTCCAATACATTTGGGAAACCTTCTAATACTCTATTCTTCAAACCATACTTTAAAAAAGTTTGTTTGTCAAATTTGGTAGTAGGTTCGTTGTATCTATCCATAATTTTCATACGGAGATTACCACTAAATGTTGGTTCTGCTAACTGCATCAATTTACGATTTCTTTCGCAAACTTCCAAATTATTTAAGAATAATTCGTGTGCTTTTGATTTTTTTGTTAATGTGTTTACATAATTAACCATATCGGTAGTATCAACTAATTGGTGTTCCGATAATATTGGAAATGCTTTCATAATTGATTTAACACCCAATCCACTTATACCTTCAACATTGTCGGATTTGTCTCCGTCAATCATTCTGAAATTTATAAAATTGTGTGGGTGGATACCAAATTCCTCTACTACTTCTGGAATATTGTAAACTTTCTTTTTAGATGGAGAATATACACTCACATCTTTATTTACCAATTGAAGGAAATCCTTATCCGTACTCATTATCACAACCTTTTCGTTTTCTTGTCGTAGGGTTGTAGCAATATAAGCCATAACATCATCTGCTTCAATTCCATCATAAATCATAATGGAAACAGGTAATGAAGAAAGTAATTCACCCAATGCAGACATTTGTCGTTTCATTGATACACCTTCTTCTTCAGGATTCATTTCAACAGATGCGGCACGATTCAATCTCATTTTGATTTTGTTCTTACCTCTTTCCGATTTGTAACCTGAATATATGTCTTTTCTACTTTGTGAACCACCTTTGCCGTCAAAAACAACGACAACTCTTGTAGGGTTAATTGTACGGATTGCAAAGCCGATACTTTTTAAAGTACCGACTATGCCTCCAATATGGTCTCCGTTATCATTAAGATTTGGAGCGGTTGACCAAGAACGAATGAAGGTATTAAGACCATCAATTACTAAAGTTTTAGAGTTGCGTTGCAAATCTCCAAATCCTTTATGTTCTTCATCTATTTCTTTTAGTATATCTAAATACTTTTTACTAATCTGACTCATTTGCTTCGTCCGTTGTTACTTCAACTTCATCCGAATTGGAATTGTTCTTATATTGCAATATTGCAGTTTCACAAATTCTTAAATAAATTTGCTCTTTAAGTTTCTCATCTTGTAACATTTTTGCAAAGTCTTTAGATTGAAACTTCATAACTTCTCCTGAATCGATATCAATATATTCGTACCAAGCTCCTGCTTGCTTAAGGATTTTAGCGTCTTTCATAACTGCTAACCATCCACCGAAATTATCAATACCTCTATCAAAGAAAATGTCAAAGTCTGCATGTCTCAATGGTGGGCCCATTCTGTTTTTAATAACCTGACAACGAACTTTAATACCTACAATTCTATCACCTTGTTTCAATTGTCCCATATTCTTCAATCTCAATCTAACTGAACTATGAAATGCTAATGCCTTACCACCCGATGTTGTCCACGGGTCACCGAACATTGCGTTCATCTTTTGTCTTAATTGATTTGTAAATACTAAAGCAATTGACTGACGACCAATCATATTGGTAATCTTTCTCATTGCTTTGGAAATAATAATAGCTTTGTCCGTTGCGTAACCATCTTTGTCGTAATCAGCTTCCATCTCTTTCTTTGAAGATGCCGCTGCTACTGAATCGACTACAATTGTAACTAATCTATCTTTGTCTCCTGTTCTAACCTTTTCAATAATTGTTTCACATGCTTCAAAAATACCTTCAACAGTATCAACTGAAACATATAATAACTTTGAAATATCTACTCCGATTGCTTCTAAGTATTCTCTACTTACAGCAGTTTCGGTATCAATCAATACGGCCACTCCACCTTTGCGTTGTGTTTCAGCAAGGAGATGGGCAGAGAGCAAAGATTTTCCACTTTGCTCTAAACCCGTAATCTCACTAATACGTCCAACAGGGAAGCCACCATAAGGTCTATTAGAGATTGCAACATCCAACATAGCATTGCCAGTTGAAATCCAATCTTTAACATTGGTAGGAGCATCACCACCTTCATCATTTAGAAAGTAGGCAATCTTACCATCCTTATTTTGTTTGTTTAATGAATCAGCAAGAATACTTGCTAAATCCTCTTCTCTTTTGGCCATTGTAACCTTTTATTAATTGTTAAATAAATCATCAAATGCTGATGCTACATCATCCTTTTGTTTAGGAGCTTCTTCCTTTTCCCAAGGTAAGTCACCACTAATGTCAGATGTTCCACCTAAGTCAACCGATACACTTTTTTGTTGTGCTGCTGGTTGTGCTTTTGGTTTTGGTGCTTCTAATTCTTCAACAATTTCATCATTAACTGCTGCTGATGGATTTAACCAATTTTCTAAAACTGACTTTAATTCTGCGTAAGATAACTCCTGATATAATTCAGTAATTTCTTTTTGACCATCTAACAATTGTTGGATAGTTTCCGGAGAATCTGCTAATTTAGAAACTGCAGGTTTAACTCTGATTGTTGTTGTTGGATAAGATGCGTTAGATTCCTCTGCTGACATTACTTCCAATACGATATCTCTACCTGTGTTTGGGTCTGTAATATCTCCGTAATCAGGGTCAGCAATATATCCTAAGATATCTTGATAAACTGTCTTACCGAATCCCCAGAATTTTACTCCTTCTGATTCTTTACCTCTTACGATAACTGGTACAAAAGTTCTTAACTTTGGTTCCATTTTCTTACCTGCTTTCCAATCATCGGTATCACCTGTTCTCTTAAGTTTTTCTGCAAACTCAACGATAGGGTCAGGTCTACCAAATGACATTGGACTTAAATAAGTCTTGTTGTTAATGTTGTAATGAAAGTAAAGTTCAATGAAAGGAATGTCTTTGTTGAACTTGTAAGGAACGATTCTCACTTGAGATTTTCCGTTTGCCGGTTTGAAAATTGAATCCGACTTTTTAGTGTTGTTTTGTAAAGAGCTAAATCTCTTTAGTGCCAATGAAATGTCCATTGTTTTTTTGTTTTTAAGGTTTAAAAATTTGTTTTTAAAGTTGAGGTTTATATCGCGATATTCCTATATCTAAATATAACTTTTTCATCTTTTATTACTATAAATATACGACTATTTTTTGATATTACCAAATTTATTTTTGAAGGTTTTCAACCTTACGATTTAGGTAAAATATAGCTTTTTTTAGGTCTTCCAGTTCTTTTTTTGGGTCTTTTTTACCTGCTCTTGCAACATATTTGACTACATTGAATAGGTAAGCATCTTTATCTAATCCCCATGCTTCACATACTTTAATTACTTCGTATGGATTGTCTACTCCCCCATAGTGTTGAGGGCCATTTACCATTTCTTTTACTTCCATATTTGATACCATTTTCTTTTAGGTGCAGGTTTACACAGACTAAATGGATTATCTCCAAATGATGTTGTTCCTACATATTTTGATGAAAACATATTTAAAAATACTTCGTGATATTTTTCAGGTATCTTACTAAAATCAGCTTTTATTTCTACATTTAATTCAATTGCACCATCTTCAATGGTTATCAATTTTAATGAATTGTAAGTTTCAACATATTGTGATGATTGAATGTTTAAGTGTCCTCCACCTAAAAATAACTCCGAATCTTTTTTCTTTTCTGCCATAACTTATTTTTTACTTTCCCAATATAATTCTCTAACCTTTGCTCCTAATTCGGAATCGTTGGGTGTATCTAAAATTGTTCTACCTTCTACTGTTATTAAGTTTCTATTTTCACCTAAATAACATTCTCTACATAATTGTCCTGCTCCATCTACATAAC